TCTGCTGGTAAGAACTTTAGATCTAGTTCCTGTGCAATTTTCTTTGGATCGTTTTCAAATAGATCGCATTGTGTTTTATACCAATTTGGATCATCAGCCAATTCTGGGATTGACTGCCAGTGAATAACAAATGGTTTGAAAATATCATCACCAGAAATAGCTCTTGAATACTTTTTGAAATACCATTCACCAACACCAACTGTTTTGTTAGGTGTTGAAAGTATTACAGTGCCATAAGGAATATTAGCTTTTCTAGCTTGCATTTGGTTAGTTGAAAGGGCTGGAACCATTGATGTCCAAGCTGTATCGACGTAATTAACGAACGCACCTTCGTCAACAACTAAAAATGTTATCGCCTTACCGCGTAAGGTCTTCTCAGGAGCGTTTGGGTTAACAGGTGATGCAAAGACCTTACTACCATTGGTAAGTATGAATGACTGCTCTGTACGCTTGGCAAAACCCTTACCTAATAGACCTCTAGGTGGTTTCATCCATTCAGGTAGTTTTTCAATCATACCACGAATAGCACGAGCAAAATCAGTTGCTTCTTTACCATCTTTTGAGATAATACCTATAACTACGTTATCATGAAAAACTGTAAGCCAAACTGAATAAGCTTGAATGATTGTTGAGATACCTATCTGACGACTTTTTAGAACTAATACATAGTGTTCTTTCTCAACCAAGTCAATCAGTTCAACCTGTTTTCTATATGGTATTAAATTAACATCTCGGCCAGGTAATTCTATTTTAATGTAGGTTCTACAAAAATATTGAAAATCCGCTTTACAGTTTAAATACTCGGTAACATATTTATCAGCATACCCAATTAGTTGCTCTCTATTTACTTCCTCATTAGACATAATTGTTTCCTATATGTATTTATTTGTTCTTATTAGATTAATCATCGCAACAGAGGCCCATTCAGCCATTCTAGAAAAGTCTATACTGGAACTCCAGAGGATGTATTTTCCTTCAAAATCTTTAGTTTCAATAGTTTGTGTATTTAATTTCACACACTCACCAACATCCATAAAACCAAAAATATCAAAATTCTTTTCTATTCTAAATGAAACAGAAGCTAAATCAGACATAGCTCTGGCGTGTTTTGAAATAAATGAAGTTTCATCCAACTCATTGCCAGTTTCGTCTGTTATATATCTTGTTCTCTCAAGACTTCCGTTGTGTGGTAAACCAATTTTTACATTTGGAAAATAAGATATAGAACTATCCTGACCTATTTTTTCTAAATTATGTGTAAGAATTGAATAAAGCTTATCTTTTGGTTTTACAATTGAATTTATAGTAGAAGCTAAATTACCAAACTTTGATGGCCCAGCATTCTCTGTTGATAATTTATCATATGTATAAAAATGTTTTCCATCATTACAACTATTTAATATCTCTGTAAAATTTTGAATACCAGATGTTGGTAAATGATAAACTGTAAAACTTTGTCCTTTTTGCATCTTTGAAGTTAAATTTTTTATTCTAACAACCCCTGTATAATCACAGAATACTCCAGGGACACCAGAAAACAATCCAAACTTAGAATCTAAAAACCCATCATATGAATTTGAGCTTCCAGGCTGATGTTCTTTAATTACATTATATAATGTTGTAGGTGGTATTACAACTTGATCTATTTGAGTTGTGTTCTCTCCATAAATATCATAAAAAATTCTTGTTCCAACTTTAGATGATAATTGACTTATTATACCACCAATAGTTGTATTTACAAAAACATCATTAACAATAGTTGTCATAACTTTAAATGCTGTTCTTGGTAAACATACTAATTTATAGAACGTTCTTTCTTTTTGCATTTCTTCTTTCGCCATAACAGGTCTTTCTGTTAAACTAAAATCTCCCTTAATCATCATTAAATCAAAGTTATATGTTTGTCCTGGAATACCAAAATCTCCATCATATGCTTTTAATGTAATAGTTAGTTTGATTGGGTCGTCACCATATAATTTTTCAAGTATAATATCATTTTGATCAACAAGGATGACAATTTCAAATGCCGGATAAGCAGTAGCTAATGAAGACGTAATAATAACTTTCATAAGATCTTCTGAATAATCAAGATCTTTGATAATCAATTGAATATCATACGTTTTATTATACTTGAATGATGCTGGTTTTGACCCTATTTTTACAGGCATATAGATTCCTTTTTTATTATTTGTTCCATAAACTTAGCGAAAAAATAAGTGGGATGCTAGATGAACATCCCACTTATTTAAGCCTAAAATTAGATTATAGACTTTTTAGAGCTTCTGACATTCTATCAGGCATAACTAATACTCTTTCTGCTGCACTTTCTAAAAGACGTTTTGTGTTAATATTACCTGTAACACTGCTGCATTTTAAAATAGCTAAGAACATTTCCCAAGCTGTGGCTGTCCTTCTAACACCACTTTCATTTCGTTTCATAATGTCTTCAAGAAATGCAGATACTTCAATACGCTTTTTCTTACCAACTGTTTCAATAAAGTCTAATGTTTTCAAAGTGATATCCTCAGTCAATGGCGTTGTAAAACTTGCTCTGATTACATCACTTATGTTTTGTGAAAATACCTCAAGATATGATGATGTTGTAGATTGTATTCTTGTTTTTGCACCAAAAGTATGAATGGATTTAATTGCTCCTAGATTCATGGCAAATGATTTAAACTTATCTTCCTCTTTAATCGAAATACCGTATGATACTCCTTGGGCACCAGTTCCGTTGTAGGTATTGAAACTGAAAAGAGTTGGATAAATATCACCTACTTCTGGTGTTGTCACTTCACTGCTAATGACAAATTCAGTACGCATAACAACAACGCTTTCAGGGAACCAACTCATTTCATGAATAAGAGGTTTCCCCGTACCGTTAATAGATTCTCTGATAAGTGCATTAAGTCTTTCATGCCCTTCGAATCTGTAGATCCTTGACACGATACCACCAAAGCAAAAGCGTTCGGATCTTGGCTGTTTTGAAAAGACAGCATAGTGTTCAAGTAAATCATTATCAGTCGGATGCGGTTCAACTCCTGCTGGAGTCTCAAATGTTTTGACTTGCCGATATACCACCTCTCCATAACGATCTGCATATTTAAAAACATCTGCTCTTTGTGGGTCTGGTTGTAGACCCATTTGTAAGTAGTTTTCTTTTAAACTCATTCTTTATTTCCTTTGCAAAAGATAGTTAGGTTATAATCTTGTCACTTGTGCTCTGAGATAGATATCTCTACCATCAAATTTATATGATGTAAAAAGATTCTCACCTTTAAATCTACCTTCTAGTTCCCAATAATACTTTAGTCGTGGGCCTGTCCATATTGAAGCGTGTGGATTAGAAGGTTCGTTTAAAAGTTCAGTTGTTAATAGAATATTATTCGCTTCATATTTTTTATCATCAATGGTTTCGTTTAGTATCATCTCAGCTAATTTTGTATAATCAGGAACGATGATATCTACAATACCATCTTTTTTAACAACCCTTGAAAGCAAATAAATAAAATACAAAATTTGAGTGAAACTAACATGTTCTAAATATCTATAAATTGCAACTGCATCAAACATGATATTAGTTCTTTCAAGGAAGTCAAAAATATCATGATTTAGATAAATATTTGTATTATTGAAAGTACCAGGAGTATTTCTATAGTATTCTTCAACATCTTCTGGAGTTGTAGATGTGAAATAACATCTATCAACATTCAAAGTTTTAAAAGCGTAACCTTTCTTTTCATTTACCATATCTCTTAATGGTTCTATATTCCCACCACATACATTTAAAACTGATAAGGTTGTCATCTAAGATTCTCCAATACAATTGATTTAGTAAACGGTTCAAGATATATTTTGAAATACTTTTCTTTGTCTATATCGTCAGTATCCAAGATTGATAACATTGGTTTTTTGATTTCCATTTCACCATAATCTTTGAAAAAAATATGATATATATTTTCTTTTATCGGAATGGCGAAAAGTGTTGGATTCTTACTATGCAAAACCAGTTCTCGTATCTTTTGAAGTTGTGTAAAAATTTCAACTTTATTTGCAAATCGAATTTTGCATAAATTCGATAATATGTTTTCCATTTCAGGATACTTATAAGCCAAGCCTTTGATTGTTACAACACCAGTATTATCTAACGACAAATATTTGGTTCTATCAATCGAAACAATAAAGATTTCAAAATGTTTTCGCATCTCTAATTTGATATGCCCTGTATCTGTAACCTTCAAAGTTCGTGTTGTTATGATACCATCATATTGTCGTAAAAGTATTTCGTCTTCTTTTATAAAGTTTGTTTTGATAAATTCATCAATAACGCTTGCAGTTGTTCCTCGTAATAGGTTTGTTAACTGTGGATTCTTTTTCATTAACATACCTATTTGTATGTTTCTTTTGAGTTTATCATCTTTATCAATTTGAGTCATATCATAACCAATCTTTTGAAGTATAGTGTAATGACACGCCTCTATATCGTAAAGATAAACATCTCGTAAAAAGAATGGAAGTTTGTCGTTGACTTTCATTAGTGCCTGCTATATATATTGATTGGGAGAGTAGTATTACTACTACTCTCCCTTTGACTTACGCCAATACCTGAGTTACAACTGTGTCAATCTGTAGGTGATGATTGATATCTGCAATGGTAGCCTGCTTGTCAAGAAGCCACTTAATTGCATCGAGATTTGTTGCAATTCCTTCTACACCCTTGCTTTGTTTGTAACGTAGTTCCAGTGCTTCAAGATCAGCTGGTTTACCTAAGTTAATTGCTAGTTTATCTAGTATCTCTTGAGAAGGTTGTGGAATAACAACATACTTCTCTTTTCGCTTTACCTTACTTGTCTCAAATGGAATTAGAAGTCCATTAACATTGATACAGAATGAAAGAATGATATTTGTTTTAAGACCATAAACTTTAATGAATACACCTTCGTACTCTTGGATCATTCTAAAACTGTTGCTATATATATTAACTGTTGAAGCAGGAAGATCTAAAGCAGGGATTTTATTCGCTCTTTTAAATAGTTCAACATCTTTCACCAGTGATTCATCTTCAAGTTTCTCACCAGTTGGGAATGATACGATAAGAATATTATCTGTATTAACACCTTTAATAGCAATCTTTACAGCCTTTACTTCACCAGCTTCTGAATACTTTGTAAACCATTCTGGTAGAGTAGAGATAGTGACACTTCTTGCAGGAATTTCTTCAACAACAGGTGTTTCAATAGCAGGTGTTTCTGGTGCCGCAACAACTTCCTCAATAGGTGTATCAAGTACCTCAGGTGCTAATGTTTCGTTTTTTACCATTTCAGCTAAATTTTCAGCCATCATTGTGTGTGGTGTTTCTCCTTATTGAATTTGTTGTGAATCATTTAATTCACAACGCCATTGTTTCACATCCATCTCTGTGTAAGTCTCTAAAGCGGCTCCTGCTAATGTAAAAAGTTTAATCAATTCCATATATGCTTTAACTGGTGCTGTACCACTTTTGTTAAATTCTTCTGATGAGATAAGCCATGTTGGCTTTTCCTCTATCCAGCCTTCTGTATAGGCCTCTTCGATTTTGTCAAGGTAACGTCTTAAAAAGATTACAAAAGATGGAAATGAAAGTTGTAGTGCATCTGTGTATTCGCCATGTAATGACTTTTGATATTGTCTTTCTTTTCTATACAATTCAATTATATCACTCTCTGTACTCATTCTGGTCTCCTTCTCTAAGGTCTTTAAATGTATCTCTTACCATCGAATCCACGCGGTACACCTTTCCAATTTATTGCTATTGCTTCTGATGTGTGAATGGATTCTTCATGAGTACATTTAACAATCCAGTCATAAATACTCTCTTTTTTATTTAGAGTGTCTGAAATAAGTCTTATCGAATCTTCTACAAATAATGGGTTCTCAGCGGCTACTCTTGCTATCTCTTGTTCATCAACTCTTTTTATGATTGGATAAGGTAGGGTTTTTATAACACCCTCAACTTCTTCAACAATATCCTCAAGCCAAACATAATAGGGATCGATAACTTCCACAAGAATATCTGCATAAGATCTTTGATTATGAGGGAAGCCTTGACCATTTTCATTATCCTCCAAGTGTCTGCACAATTCTGCTGAACAAGGACAGTATGATGCATATTGAATACGAACACCTTGATAAAAACGAAAGTGGTCGATCAAAGGCCACTCAACATCATCGTTTGATTGCACATCTTTTATCTTATACAATTGCCCTTCGAATTTACATTTGTAATAAATTGGAAACTCATGATCTGACTTAATTGATTTTTTCTTAATAGGCATTCTAAATTCAAATCTCATAAAACTACTCATACTGCCGAGATTTTCATTTAGTTTTTGTAAGATGTCTTTTATCAGAACACGTTTAAGGGGTAAGTCTAGATAAGGTTTCAATGTAAGTAATAGTCGTGACATTGAAATACCTTTTGTTGTATCATCTAGACTTACCCCCATTGTAACGTTAGCATTAAGTTGATTAAAACCACCATACTTTGATTGTAACAAAAATGGCAGTTCTATATTCTGTACACCAACTTGTGCTATTGGGATTTTAACTTTCGGTTCTGTACACTGGACATCTGGTAGTTCGCATACAGTCATATATATACCTCGCTCTAAGTCTCATATGCTTCTGCATCTTGTGGATTTTCATATTCTAAACAAGCTTCCACTACACGCTGTTTCCATATTAAATATAGTTCATTTGCTTCTAACTTACTAAGATCATGTTCTCGATCATCTCCACAATGAAATTGCCATTCTGGAATCCAACCAAAAGCATCATTATTATCTTCTCTTTGAATTTCACCTTGACCATCAATTCTATAACATCTTTCAGGTTCTATATAAGTTACTTCAACTTCTGAATTACATATTGGGCATAGAAATTTAACTAGCACAAGTTCCTCCTGGTTTCTTATCAATATCAACACCGATAACTGTTAGATAAGAACGCAAGAGTTTTACCGACTCAGGAACGGTGTCAATTTCCAGGTCGCATTCTGCATGTGTTGGGTTAATAAGTTTTCTTATATGTTCATTTTTCAAGTCAATACAATCGGACTTTGTTGTAAAGAATTCGAAAAGATTGTATGGTGCATCATGCCCGATAATACAAGCTGTTTCCATTTCTCCACATCTTTGTCCGCCTTTATTTTTACGACCACCCAAAGGTTGCAGTGTTCGTCTAGTATATGCACCGATACCTCTTGCAGCAAGTTTCTCTTCTGCAATATGTACCATTCTAAAGAAATACAAATAACCAACTGAAACTGGATTAAATATTTCTTCTTTTGATATTGGATCAAACAGTTTCGTTCTAAACTCTGTACCAGTGTATTTTAATGCTGCTTTAATATTATCAAGATTACAAGATTCAAATGGAGCCTGTATTATTGTCATGTCATCCACAAAATCTTTTGTAACTTCATCTGGTAGTTGAGCTAAGAATTGTTTGAAATACCAATTATCTTTTGTACTATCAATAATTTTAATGTAATTTAACAAATACTTACGAATTTTTGCCTGGCTTTCTTTCTTATCAATCATCTGGTTCAGTTTCATTTTTAAGTCCATAACCGACATACCTAAATGAAGTTCGTATAGTTGACCTATATTCATTCGGGATATGATACCTAGAGGATTGATACAGATGTCTAAGTGACGACCATCTGGTAGTTGTGGCATTTTATCATGAGGCACAATTCTTGAAATAATACCTTTATTACCATGACGATTCGCTATCTTATCACCAACTTTCAAAGGTCTGAAATGCACACCAATGATTTCAACTAAGATACCGTTGATTTTTTCTTTCTTACTTTTATATTTTCCAACAAGTGAAAACTTTTCTAAATCGTTTTCTCTAACAAATTTATTTGCTTCTGCTGCTGGTAGTACATCTTTAATTATCGTCTTTAGAAACTTTTCTTTTTCTTGTTGTTGTTCTAATTTCTTTTCGATCCACTTGTCATACACTGGTACTTCTTTGTTCCATGTGTTTGCATACAAGTTAACATCTGAAATAATGAATTCTCTTTTTGCTTCTAGTTTTATTTCTTCACTGAAAGCAGATAGAGGATCTTCATTTGTTAACTTTTTCAAGATCGCGTATGGATCACCAGCTTTTATCTTTTTTAATGTATCTGGTAGTGGTTTGTATTCATCACTTTTTAAAGATAGAAGAACCTTATCAGGTGGTATTGTAAATGAAAGGTCTTTGTAATGTACCGAATTCATTATACTCTCTTTGATCAATCTTTCGGAAACAACAATACCATCCTCATAGTTATGACCATAATAGATCATAACACCTGTCAGAAGATTTTGACCAATGTTGATGTTGCCGTCTTTACAAAAATTACTTTCAGCTAAAATATCACCAGCTTTAAACTTGTCACCTTTCTTAACATAAACATTCATCAAGTCAAGATGCTCTACATAAATTCTTCTATGACCAACATTGAAAATTTGTGTTTCACCGTCTGAATACTGAACAATAAGATAGGTGTAATCAAGATATAAAACTTCCCCATCTTTTTTTGCTCGTTTTACAAACTGTGTATGATCTGTATACAATCCTTCGCAACCTGAACTTACAAGTGGTGTAGTGAAATCTTTTAACATAATAGCCTGACGCATTTGTGATGAAGTCATTTGAAGTCTTGTTTGATCATCATTCTTCAAAAACGGAACCATTGCAACTGGAATAGAAATTGGAGAACTTGATGCTTCATTTGTAAACTTTAAGTTTTCATCCAACGGAACATTTGGAACCAGACTTTGTAACACACCACAATTGTCCCGATCAGGAGTATCAACCGGACAGATTCGGCCAAACATAGTTGGAAATATGTCCCTAAGATAACTAGGTATGTTTTCACGACTAAAACCTCCAGGACCTAAAATACTTGTGCGAGATAATTTTGTAAGTTCTTCAATTGGATTGATAGCAAAATCAAATTGAACAATATCAGAAACATTACAATCGGCCAAAATCTGTGTAGAACTAATACTAAATTTTGGTTGTCTTGCTGTTCTATTTGATACACACATTTCGAAAATTATTTTTGATAATTTCGATGTGATAATATATTCAAAAATTCTCAATCGTTTGTTAGATAAAAGCGTATCATCTACAAAAGGTGTTTTACAGGCTTCGATAAGTTCTTCAATTGCAGTATCTTTAACCATAAATTTTCTTGTAATTGGGTCTACTTTTGCAATTAAATCAAGACCATAAAGTACATCTTCACCCTTTTGTCTTGCATTAAATTTGGAATAGTTATTACCAATTTCAAGGATAAAATCATCCTGTGTATATCCTTTAGATTCATCGACTACAAACTTCAAATCTTGTCTTAAGATGTTATAAAGATCAAGATCATTAGCAACTTCAATTCGTGAACCTAAATCAAATTTGTTAATACATTCATCCATACCATAATTAGCTAATAGTAAAATACTGAATGGAAACTTTTTTGATAGGAAACTGAATTTTATATTTGGTTGTTCTCTATCCTTTGTTAACATTAATGTTGCAACATTGGTTCGAAATTTAATTGTATCTCCTCTTGTGATAAGTGGTACATCATAAAGTTGAAACAATGGTATCTTTTTTCGACCATTCACAAAAATGTAATTGTCATCTATTAACTTTGGTATTTGTAAAGTAAGGTCTATTAAGGCAGGACCTTTTTGTAATTTAATTGTTAGTGTTTGTTTAATAGTTCGTGACAAATCACCTGATATGAAACGCGCATCTTTTAAATCTAACTCAGAGATAGTGAAACCTATTTCTTCTACAGGTTTCACTATCTCTCTCACAAGAGGTAAGATTTTGTCATAATCTATCTTGCGAAGTTCAAAGATGTTTGTTCCATCTTGAATTTTATAGTACGGGTTGATTATTCTCAAATCTTACCTCCCTTTTCTTTTTCTTGATATGACATTTTTAATATTTCTAATAATGCATCATCTTCAATATAATATGGGTCTCCTGTAAAACAGTTACCCAATAACTGCATTAGCCTCAAGTCCGGATATCTCTCCCAGATTTTCTGGATCGATTTCAAGACTGGTTTGATCCGCTTCGGATCCCTCATCTATTAGTTCTCCTTTGAGAATTTGATCCATGACGCCTTGGTATTTACCTTCGTCTTGGATACCATGTAGTATGCTTCGTTTGGGATTACTAAAGGCCATTGCCAGAATCCAACTCTCTTGAGCTGGTACACTCTGAACACTAAAATACTGTGGTTCAATTTTATTTCTATTCTCTAATAATCTCCATTTCTTACCTTCAACCCACATCAACTGTGCAACTACACACTCAAAGTGGACATGATAAATATCTTTATCATATGCTTGAAATAATTCAGTAACTATATCTTTTGGTTTCTTGTCTTTAAACTTATGTAGTAATTCAGAAACAGAAGCTAGATCACCAATAATATCTTCTTGTTTCATAGAAACATCACTACTTTGAGAGTCTTTGATAATTGCAGAACCAGAAGTATGAAATGTGCGAAGTACTAACTGAGTACCACGCTCACCCAATGTCTGAGCTGCAACAATACCAACGAATCTACTGTTTAACTTTTTACCAAGATCACCATAACATTTTTGACAAAGTTTAGGACTCTTACAGAAAATAGGTGAACGAATTTCAATTGACTTATCAATTAAACTGAAACAATTTTCTTTTGTAATCAGTTGTAAAGTATTATCTTTCAACTTCATATATCTACCAGCTAACATAAGTGCTTTTCTTTTTGAATTAACTTCTACTTCAAGAAAATCTTTTGTACCACAATCATCAAGATGATAATCGTATTGAAGATTTGCACAAGTGAAAATTAGTTTTCTTGAAAGATAACCAGAGGTTCCTGTATTTAAAGCAACATCAAGAAGACCTTTTCGTGATCCATAAGTTGAATAGAAAAATTCTTCTTCTGTTAAACCGTCTAATTGTGAACCTTTAATTGGTATTGGTAGAATTTCACCATTGAAGTTTGAGATGAAACCTCTTGATAGAATTAGTTGTTTAGCTTGATCCCAAGTTCCACGCGCACCAGATTCAATTAAATATGAGTAATGAAAATTCTTCTTTAGAAAATCTGTAATTTCTGGTTGATTTAAAGCGTTCAACTGTTCTCTAATAGTTGGTTTTGAATACGCTTCATCTTTTAGTTCTTTACTACCTGGAACTTCAAGTCTATCAAGTGATAATGTAAAACCAAATAATGTTGCATACTTAAATCCAATTCTTTTAACATTATCTAAAACTTTTGCTGTTACTGTATCAGCGTATTTATCTTTAATATCTGTTAAAATACCAATAAGTTTTTTCTTATTGACTGTGTATTTAATAACAGGATAGTCATCTGGTAAACATTTATTAAACTCAACTTTACCCGCAG